GAGACTTCCGGGTGATCATGTCAATGGTAAGAAGGCTGTTTGCCATGATTGAATGTCCTGATTAACGGTTGCGGAGTGCCTGTGCTTTGGCGATCTGTCGTTGACGCTCGGCTGCGATCCACTCCGATACACTCATGGTCTGGGTAGACCGAGGATCGGTGGTGTCAGTGACACCGGGGTTCACGGCACGCGCGGTCACCGGCGAAATCGGTGCTGGCGCAGACGTTGTTTTCTTCTGGGGAGGTTCGGCACCAAGTTTGGCCTCAATCTTCCCAATCTCACGAGCCTGCAAAAGGGGCGACAGACGCGAGATGCGGTCAGCTTCTTTGGGGTTGCTGCCCAGCCAGTAGGCCAGATCAGGTCCCATGTCGGACGCTTTGATCGTCTCGGCCATCACGTCGGTGACTCGGAGTTGCGGGTTGTAGGCGACCTGTTCAAAGTCGTCGTACTTGGTCCGGGCCTCTTCCTCACGGTCTGCGTAGGCTTCCTCAATCTGAGCGCGTTGCTTTTGAAGCTCTCGCTGCGCGATCAGTTCTTCAGCCTTCCTGACGGCCAGTGCTTCCGCATAGGCTTCGGGGGACTCGAACTGGTCAGCAGGCGGTAGCTCGGCGGGCACCGACTGCCTTGCTTGCATTTCTGCTTGCTTGGCTTGCTGCTCACGTTCCCACTTACGTTGCTCTCTTGCGAGGCGTTTGCCGATCATCGCATCGAGTTCAGCCTGGGAGAATTTTTTCTCTTCGGGTTGTTCGTTGCTCTGGTCAGCGACTTCCGGCGCTTGTACTGCGTTGTCCGTGGTGGCCGTCACCTCGGGCGCTGGCGCGGAGTCTACTTCCGCTAGGTTTTGGACTTCTTCAGTCATTTCATGTTCCAAAGGAACCCCGGTCTACTGGGCCGGTACAGGGGATATTACACACGAATTGTTATTCGTATGCAATGGTGCAAGAGACAGTGCCGGAGATCACGACGTACAGGCCTTTGTTGGTGATCATGCCGTCAAAGAAGTTGTAGTTGGTGCCAGCGGCAGGGGTGAACGTGTCGAGAACCTTGCGGTCGGTGTTGTCCGAGTCCGGGGAATCGTACACGGTGATGGTGGGGGTGCTCGATGCGGCGCTCACAAAGATGCCTTTGAGCTTTGCGGGCATCGGCTTGATCTGCGTGGTGGCAGAAATCTGGAAATAGTTGGAAGCCATGTCGGTTCTCCTTATGCGAGGAACTTGAGTTTGTACAGGGTGCTCAGATACACACCGATGATCTCGTCGATGATGTTCTGAATCGGGGTGTCGGTCTTGTCGCAGACCTCATAGCGCATCTTCTCGATGTCGGCCATTGAGTCCTCAAGGAACTCGATGATGTTGGTCGTCTTCTTGGCAGACATCAGGCTGATCGGCCCGATCAGGCCGTGACGGCCTTGGTAGGCCTCGGCGAACTTGTCAGCCAGCTCGATCACTTCATCGTAGAACTCATTGAGTGCCGAGTGCTTGGAAAAGCTGCGGGTGTTCAGATGCACGGAATGTGCGACATCCCGAGCCAAGAACAGCGTACCCACGAAATCAGCGCATTTCATTCATCTCTCCTTGTTCGGGTGCTTCCAGTGCTTCCATCTGCGGCGTCTCGCGCATCTCAGGTGCGCCAGCGACCAGGTCACCGGTGTCCAGCGCAGCAGCGATCGTGCCCATCACGATGTCTTGGACCTGCTCGGGCGTCATGCTGGCCTGCACGGCGCTGATGCGCTGTGTCTCGGCGCTGTACGCCTTGACCTCGGCCTCGAACTCCTTGATGGCGATTTCCTTGGCTTCCATCGACTGCTGGACGTTTTGCAGCATGTTGAACATGTTCTGCATCTCGGCCTGCATGGCTTCCATCTGCTGATTGGCAGCCACCAGTGCGGGGTTGTCCTCGTCAGCCAGCACCTTCGGATCGAGCGTCTTCTGGAACCGCTTGGCAAGATCTTGTGCGCCGGGCCAGTCCATGTTCTTGACGAACAGGTCACCGGCCACGCTCCACAGTTGCGGGTTGCCTTGCAGCAGCTGGGCCATCGACTCTAGAGCTTCCTGACGCTTGGTGGCGTAGCCCGGGCCAGTGATGACGCGCACGTCGTACTTGCCGACGCTGGGGTTGTAGATTTTGTCGATGACCACGCCGTCTTGGTCCACGATCTTCTTGACCGGCTCCTGCTGCATCGGGTTCATCTTGACGGTGTCTGGTTCGCCGTCTTCGCCGATGATGCGGGCAATGCGCTCGGTGTCGTAAATCTTGGGGATCAGGTCCACCAGCTGACGACCGACGTGGCGAATGGCCCGGGCCAGGTTGTCTACGTAGTGGTACGTACCCACGTCGCCTTCACGCTGACGGGCGAGGATGGCCTTGCCCGAGCGTTCGTTGCTGGTCATGCCCAGCGAGGCGTTGTACTGGCCGGTGGCCGACTTGATGTCTTCCGAAGCGCCTGCCTTGGCTTGCAGGAGGCCGCTGGAGGCCATCGGAGGCTGCGCCCGCTGGGGCAGGGGCAGCACGGCACCTTGACCGTCTGTGACGTCTGGATTGACCTCCAGATACGGCCAGTTCTGCGTGTTGGCCGTCTTCCACTGCTGCTCGTAGCCCTCGAACTGACCGCCGTAGCCGATGAACGGGGCTTTGGGGGCCAGAGCCAGCATCTCGGCTTCTTGGCTGACCCAGTAGTTGTACATGCGCTGGGCGTCCTTGGCGTTGCGCACCAGACCGCTCACGTACACTTTGCCATCGACCTCGAACTCGTTGCCGATCACGCGCACGACGGGGATGTACTGCCCGGCCCACTCGCGCTCTTCAAGGATTTCGTAGCCGTTGATCTTGCACCACTTGACTTTCTTGCGGTCGGACTGACGCTGGCGCAGGGGCTTGCCGAACATGGCGCGAAGCTGCTTGTCTTCGGCGGTGCCGTCAAACGCAGTCACGTTGCCCGGGTACAGGTTGAGCGTGGTTTTCTCGTACTCGATGTAGAAGTACTCGGCGATGCGCACCGTGTTCTCGCTGATCCACTGGCTGATCGACTGGTCACCGACGCCCAGCGACATCAAGGTGTTGATCGGCGCTGCGTTGGGGTACATGCGCTCGTATTCTTCTTGCGGCATGTCTTCGGTGATGAAGCACCACTTGGCGTCTGCGCCGGTGGGGTCTTGGATCAGCGGGTCCATGTAGACCGAGAAGCTGTTGCGAATACGCGCGATCTTGATGTCCTGATCGAAGGTGTTCTCGTCGCAGTACTCGGTCAGCAGCCGGATGTAGCCTTCGCCGTAGGAGACTTGGTTCTCGCAGGCGGTGTCGTAAGCCACGTCGGCGTCGGAGATGTACTCGATGTGCCGGATCACGCCGTTGTAGACGTCGGCCACCTCGACATCGCCCTTGTCGTCTGCCGGGATCACTTTGATGCCCGGGCGGTTCATGCGCTGCTCGTTGGTGATCTGCTTGACGTGCTGGGGCAGCTTGTTGATGGTCAGGCAGGGCCGGGCGTTGATGGTCTGGCCTTGCACCGCACCGCGAGTCTGGAGCACGTCAGCGGGCCACTGCCACTGGTTGTCTGGCGAGCCTGCGTAGAAGCGCAGGTCGTCGAGTTCGCTCTCGCGTGTCTGGGAGTAGGCCGAGATCGCCATCGTCATGCGCGATCTGGCGGCGGTCAGGATGTCCTCGGAGCCGCCTTTTGACGGATACGGGCCGTTTTTTGCCACATTCGCTGCGGCCACGATTCCGATGTTGTCTTTCATGCGTCAAATACTCCAAGGGTGTGGGCCTCTCGCATCACGAGCAGGCCTTCGCCCTCATATTGTAGGTCTTGACCGATGGAATCGCCAAATAGCACCCGATCACCAGCTTTGACCTCTTTGGCGTCCGGTCCGGCGGAGATGACGGTGCCTGTGCCGGTCTGTTTCTGCCGCAGCAGCACGAAAAGCTCGTGTTTTTCAAGGTCCGGGCGGACGATCAGGCAGTCTTGGAGGGCTTGAATGGTCATTTTTTGGGCTTCATCGAGGCTTTTGCCGGGGCTTTTTTGGCTGCTTCGCGCTTGACTGAATACGCGATGGCTAGGGCCTGTTTTTGCGGCTTTCCGCTGGCTATTTCAGCCTTGACGTTCTTGCGGAACGCCTCTTTGGAGGTGGATTTGACGAGTGGCATTACTTGCTCCTGGCGGGTTTTTTGGCCGTTTTGGCAGATTCTTTGAACGCCTTGGCGGTGGGCGCACCAGCAGCGCCCGGCTTGCGCATCTTCTCGCCAGAACCGGCTTTGATGCGTTCGCGTTTGGCGTGGATGTTGGCGTAGAGGCCTGGTTTGGTTGCCATGATCAGCACTTCCATCGTTTGAGTGAGGCCTTGGCCCGCTCGGCTGGGCCTTTGGCGTTTTTGACGACCCCTTCCATGCGCGCGCAGAAGCTCGCCTTGCGGCCTGCGTCAGCTTTGGTCTTGGGGTTGGGCGCCGGAGCCTTGAGGTTCGAGCCAGTCTCGCGGTTGTACTTGGCGCGGCCCTTCTCGGTGAGGCCCGCGCCCTTGGAGACGGGCAGCTTCTCGCCCTTTTTGACGCTCAGAGAGACAGTTTTCTTCGTTGCCATCACGCCCCCATCCAGGATGTTGACACGGCGCCGTTTTGGGCGTTGCGCCGCGTGGTTGTGCGCTCATTGTACTCACGATGGGCCACTGGGTACGCAAACGTGAGCGCGATTGCGTCGGCGGCGTCTGGCGAGGCCAGCCCTCTGGCCTTCATGTCCTTCTTGGACTCCAAAAATATGGCCCCTCTGGAGTCCGGCTTCATCATAGGCGAGATCAGGTCGCTTTTCAAGAACCTGTCGTTGGGCACGTTGGCCGACTTGAGCCACTCCTTCATGTCGCCCCACATCTCCGCCCTCTTGTTGCCGTACATGACCGGGTTCTTGGCCTTCCAGCCGAAGTTCACGCCCTTGACCTTGTAGCGCTGCTCCTTGAGCCGGTCCACGACCCCCGCCCCCAGCCCGCCCTCGTCGATGGCGACCAGCGCTGGCTTGAACTCTTCCATCGCGTCGATGACGTGCCCAACGACTGTCATCGTGTCGTCGCCCCGGTAGCGCAGGATTTTGATGATGTCGCGCCCTTGCCTGACCGCGATGACCGTCGAGTCCGACCCGAACCGCGCCGGGTCCACCCCAATGGTGACGGGTGCGCTCGTGTCCTTGTACGGCTGCCGCTTCATCGCCTCATCGACCAGGTGCGCCGAGATGAACTGATCATCTCCCGCGCCCGGGAACTCGCCGTACACCTCGACGTGCGCCTGTGTCGAGTCCGGCCCGTATTCAGCAATGATCGCCTCGTAGGTCTGCTTGTCCGTGCCCTCCACGGTCCGCGCGTCCACGATCTTTGTGCGCCAGAAGTCGCGCTTGGAGTGGAACGTTTCGTAGAAGTACCCCGAGTTGCGCCGTGGGTTGGAGAACGCGAACCAGAAGCGGTGCGGCGTGTTCTCCGTGAAGAAGCCACCCGTCACCGCCCAGATGGCATCTGCGATGCCCGACGCTTCGTCGAATATGACGCACACGCCGTCGTAGTTGTGCACGCCCGCGAACGCGTCCGGGTTCTCTTCCGACCACAGCCGACCCTCGACCGACCAGTACCGCGTGCCCTTCTTTAGGTCGCGCTCGACCAGCTCTGTGATCCACTTGGCAGGCATGAGTCGTGTGGCCGACACCTCGAACCAGTGGCTGTTGATCGCCATCGCCAGCCACTTGGTGATCTCGGCCCAGGTGACCGACCTGAGCTGGGACTCACTGTTGGCCGAGATGATGGTCGTCGAGCCGATCCGCGTGGTCAGCATCCAGATCGTGATCCAGCTCACCAGCGCCGACTTGCCGATACCGCGACCCGACGAGACGGCTAATCTGAGGGTGTCGAAGTCGATCTTGCCGTTGTTTGCCTTGATGTGCTCGGCGACCGTTTGCAGCACCTCGCGTTGCCATTTGCGTGGACCAGTGAAGTGCTCCAGTGGCGTGCCCTTGACGCCCCACGGGAACGCGAACAGCACGAACGCTAGCGGGTCATCCTTGATCTTGGCGGACCACAGGCGCGCCATTAGCGTTTGTTCGTCTTGGGCTGAGTAGATGGTTGTTTGCATCAAGCTGTCCTTACTGCGTGGTGGGCTTTAGCCGCCGTTTTGTACGCTGCAACCGCAGCGTCGATGTCGGTAAAGTACCCAAGCTCAAGCATTTTGCCGTTCACTTGAATACGTGCCCGCCACTTGTTGGAGGCTTTGTGCCAGCCAACTCCACGATAACCCGTTTGGCTGTCTTTGCGCAAGTTGGTGTTTTGCGTATTGATTGTGCGGTCGGCCTCGCGCAAATTGGTGATGCGATTGTCGTCGCGCTGCCGATTGATGTGGTCAAGCTCGCCAAACGGCCAGCCGCCAGTTTGATAAAACCACGCCAGTCGATGCGCCAAATACACTTTGGAGTCAACGCTGATACGGCGGTAGCCCTTGGCGTCAATCGTGCCCGCAACCGCGCCTTGCTTGCAGTTGCGCCGTGTAACGCGCCAGGTAAACACGCCGGTCTCAGCGTCGTAGCTTAGAAGCGTCCGCAGACGCTCGCCGGTTAAAATCTGGGTAGCCATTCGATGCTCCTTCATCGTTGGTTAGAAGCCCCGTCGAGTTCCCGCTCGCTGGGGCTTCGTCTATTATACCCATGTTTATGACACGATTCTCGGCTTCTTGCAAAGCGCTGATGATCGAAATGGTTTGGTTGACCTCAACAGACACAGCCTGTTTGGCGGTCCAATCGTGCTGATGCTTGAGGATTTCGAGCGCGGCCTTGGCGTCGCCTTCACGCGCTGCCTGGTGCAGCACCTGCGACATCTCCATCTCGCCGTCGGCCTTGCCCTTCTGGACGGCCATCATGGCGAGGGGGTCCAGCTCGCACAGTTGCCGGAACTCTTCGGGGCGCATGCCAGATGCAAGCGCCAGTGTGTCGCCCTTCAAGCCCAGCTTGGCGGCGTCGTATATGCGGTTGAGGCGCGCCTCTGTGGCCTCGATCTTGCGGATTGTCAGCGGTAGTGATTTGAACATGCTGCCTCTCGGTGGAGTGACCGCATTGTACTTACATCACAAAAAATTTTGCAAAAAAGAAAAAATGTTCGCGGCCCTTACGCTCCAGCTGACCGGTCCGCCCGGCCCTACCCCCTCCCCCTCAAGCTCGATCCCGCAAGCTGACAGCAAACTGACTGCACGGTTAGCGGTCACTAACTTGCCCTGGCGGCAGTCGGTCGTTGGCAATGTTGGCTATGCCAACGCAGGCCGACGCCAGCATGCGCCCATGCCAACCGGCACGCACCAGGCGCCAGCATGGCCGCGCGGCCGTCGGTTTGTTGGCAATGTTGGCTATTGAAAACGGATAGCCAACATTGCCAACAAAAAACCAGGCGGCAAACTGCGCGCGCCAGTTTGTTGGCAATGTTGGCAATGTTGGCGGCCGTTTTAAATCGCGGCGGCTCAACATGCACAATTTTTAAGCACGCGCCAATATTCCTATTGTAATACCTTATTACTACAATTATATTTTTATCAAGATAGATAAAAACACTACCAACATAGCCAACAAACAGCGCAAAGCCTTGATTCATGCGGCCGCTAGCGTTGGCAATTCGCGCCACGCCAACAGCCCACAATCTGCCAACATTGCCAACACCGGCATAGGGTAAACACCTATGCAGATATTTGTAACAAAACCCCTTGCAAGGGTTGACATACGTAAAGAAATCCCTGACACTCGAAGCGCGCGTAAGCGCACCAGACAAACCAACCGCAAAGAGGCAACCATGACACAAGCGCACCAACGCCACGCGACGCTAACCCGCGACGCCAACCGGATCCGCAGCATGCAAAACCGCCACGCAGTGCAACGCATCATCGCCGAAGCGGCAGATAACGCGCTGGCCACCAAACAGGAAAACCCCGGCGACGCCACGCTATCGCTCGATAGCCTGTTTGTCCGGTCGATCCAATTTTTGCTGGCGTCGGGCAAATACAACCGCCACGTTGACGCGTTTTTCGCGCGTCGCGGCATTGAATTCTAAAAAGGGGCAAACCATGCAAAACCAACCTACAGACTGGCGCGACGTCGCCGCCGCTATCGTTATCGGCTTGGCGCTCGCAGTGGGCGCGCTGGCCTACTTTGATGTTTTGTTCTATTGAAGGGGGTGCCACATGGACCATATTCTCGAAGCCATTGAAACCGGGCGCTGTTTTTCGTGGCTTGACGCGCCGCATTATGTGCAATCCGGCCCTCAGCGTTTCGCGCAGTGGATCTGGGCGCGCTGCGTTCTAACCAAATAAAGGAAATCATCATGCGAATTATCCCCATCACCAAAAAAGACGCGCAGACCGTCTGCGGCTCGCTGACCCAGACCAGCAAAATGCCCTGCAAATCTTCAAGCCTGCCAACCGAATCTTGCCAAACCGGTTTTCGCATGGCCCAAATCGCAGGCAGTATTTGCGCGTCGTGCTACGCCGATAAGGGCATGTATGCCATGTATGCCAACACTATCAAGCCCGCGCAGTTTGCCCGGCTCGATGCTGTTTGGCAGGCCATGCAAAGCGCCGACGCGGGCGCATTGTGGGTTTCCGGCATGGCAGCGCTAATCGGCCAAGATCCGTTTTTCCGACATCACGATTCCGGCGATTTGCAAGGCCTGGCGCATCTTGAGCTAATCGCGGCATTGTGCAACGCGACGCCCGGCACGCGCCACTGGCTACCGACGCGCGAGTACGGCATGGTCAAGGAATACATTGCAAAGCACGGCAAACTGCCTGCCAATCTGACAATCCGCCTATCGGCCATGTACCCGGACCAACCCGTAAAAATCCCGGCATCGTTGCAGGGCGTGCCCGGCATTGCCGCTAGCAATGTGCATACACCCGACGCGCCAGTGCATGGCCACGCATGCGCAGCGCCTGCGCAGAATGGTGAATGCCGCGAATGCCGCGCGTGCTGGTCCGACGTCACAGTCAGCTACAAAATTCACTGAAAGGGCAAACCATGCTAAACGAAAAAACAATTGCGGCCATGCTGGCCGACGTTCAACGCGCGCAGGATTTACTGGCCAGGCCTTGGCAAACCCCGGGCGGGCCCATGTGGGTGCCTGGCCATGCCGCGGCATGGTCCGGGCTCGAATACGTCCGGGCCAAACTGGCCGAAGCGCTAACCGACGAGCAGGCCGCGTACCATGCTGGCCACTATTGAAACCCGCCCGGCGCCCGGGTACGTGCACAATCCAGCGCCCGACCGATACCCGACGCGCGCAGACTGGCCAGCGCCAGGCACGCGCGGCACGCTAAACGGGCGCCCGGTCACCCTTATGACCGTGTGGCACGCGTACCGCGCGCTATTCCAAACTGGCCGATATTCCACGTGCAACGCCAATCTGCAACATTTCATCGCCAACCAACCGGAGAATTGACCATGCCCAAAAAACAGACATTTAATATGATCCTGGCCAACAAACAAACCGTGCCGGTGGAGTATTACCCCATTGTGTACGTGCGCGGCACCGATGCTTGGCGCCTGGCGTTGCATCGGGAGCCGGTACTGGCGGGCAAGGGCGAGTGGATTGTTTCGGACCCGGTAAGCGGCATGCGCGCCTGCAGGGTAACGGCCACGTATAAAGGCATGTTCGTATCGTCAAAAGACCTTACCGTCGCGCAGGCCCGCCAGGCCGCGCTGGCGCAGCTAGACCTTACCGTGGAGCGCGTCGGTCTTGAGCGCTTTACCCGCGTGCTGGCCGACGCCCAAAAAACTAACCCGGAGACTGAAAATGCTTGATTTACTGAAATTGCCCGCGCACGAAGCGGAGCGCCTGGCCTATGCCGAAGGTTTCACCAATACCGCAGCGCTTTTCGCGCGCCTGGCCGACATGCAGCAAGCGCTGGGCAAAGCCCTGGCGGAGAATGAAAGCCTGCGGGATGAGATTTGCGATTTGACGTCGCGTCTGGCCGACGCGGAGGGCGTATGACAATCTGGCCATTCCCTGCGCAACCCATACCGGTGGACCGTCGGCGCCCGGCCCCGACGCAACCCGACGCGGAGCCTGCCCCGTGGTAGCGGCCCTGGCGGCGGCCGTCGCGCTATTGTTGGCACTGGTGTTCAACCTATAAAAAAAGGCCCCGATGGGGCCCTTTTTATTTCACCAACCGCATAAGCGGGTCCCCTGGGGACGTCTCCACCATTTCGCGCAATTCGGACCGGCTCAGGTCGGCCAGCTCAGGGGCGCAGAAAATATGCTTTTTCGTGCCATAGGCGCGCGACGCCAGGCGCCCGCAGTCAATCCATCCGGCTTCTTTGAACGCGTGCAGCAGGGCGCCCTGGACGATCTTGGTGCCCGTCGGTGCCTGGCCCTGCAGGCGGTCGCACAGCGCGTGCCAGGGGGCGCCAACGACGCCAGCGGCAAACTCGCCGATTCGGGAGCGCATCATTTCCACCAAGAACGATTCAGCCCCGGACATGCCCGCCTCTACCATGATGGCTTTGGCTTCAGTCAGCATCGGGGACGCGCCCGGGTTGAACGCGGACACGTCGCGGGCATGCAGCCAGGACGTCACCGCCTCAAATCCGCCGGAATGGTACCAAGCCCACAAATCCGCCGATTCTGATTGGGACATGCGATTCGCGTCGGACCATACGACAAACCACCGGCGGTCATCGGAGGGTAGGTTAATGGCCACCCGCTCGTTGGAAAACGCCAAGACGAACACGCGGTTCAATGCCTGGTAGGGGTGCATGCCCTTGCGGTTGACCGTGAGCAGCTCAGGGGGCGCGGCAATGATGGGCTTGAGCTGGTTTTCCAAGGCGCGGCGGTCCTTGGCCTCGGCCTGGCGCAATTCTTGGATAACGATAACCTCGGATTCGAGGGAATAGCCCCACTGGGACGTGATCTCGTCGTTTTTGACTTGGTAGACGTTGGCAAGGGACGCACCGCCGACGGCCCAGAAAAACGGCGCCCACATGGTATCTTTGCCACTGCCCGGCTTACCGGCGTGCAGGATGGCGTGGTTAATCTTGCGGTTGGGGTACTGGACCTTGCAGGCCATCACGTTCAGGACGTGCTCACGCTCGGACGCCTCGGGGATCATGCGCTCGACATGCGCAAGCCACGGATCGGCGCTCGCAGTGCCGGAGATGGTCGGACGTGCGTCGCGCCAGCGGTTGGCGTAGACCAGACCCTCGCGGGCGCAGAGGACGTCCTCGCCAGCGGCGTAGGTCATACCGACCAAAATCCGGGCGCCCTTGTCCTGGCGTAGCTCATCGAAGGCAATCGACGCCTCGACCACCCGGTTGGTGCGGATTGACTTGCAGGTAATGTGCCGGAACGTGGCATTGAACGCGCTGCGGCTGATGTACCGGCGCTCGACCATGTCGAAATAGGCGTCGTCGTCCTGCAAGTAGGCAAAGCGCTCGAACCATTCGGCCTTGGCCAGGCGCCCCATTTCCTTGCGCTCAACCTCGGCGATCACGGCGGCAGCGGCGTCGGGGAACGCCTCGGTGGGGGTCAACTTACTGAGGGCTGACTCCATCGTCATGGCCAGCAGCTCATCGCGCAAGCCGGGCGTGTGGGCGGGGCCGCCCTGCTCGGCCACCCAGTCGAGGAAGGCGCGGGAGTCGATCTCGCCGCAGTGGGAGTGGTAGCAGCAAAACGCCCGGGTGGTGGGCAGGTAGCGGCCCTCTGGGTTGCCATCGCTGTGTTGGTCAGCGTTGGGGCAAATGACCCCCGCCCATCCTTCACGGTTGGGTAATGTGAGCAGTTTACCGTTTTCGGACAGCCAGATCAAAACGTCGTCCGTGCCATCGTCAGACAGCCGGATCGGGCGGTGGACGCTGCCGGACACTGGCGCGGGAACAACGCCGAACGCCTCGACGATCTGCTCAAGGGTAAAGTCCCGGTCGGGGTGGAATTCACGCAACACCGACTTAAACCCATCACGCCCGGGCTTCAGGTTGACCGATCCGGGCAGGCGGAAGTTGCGCACCGGGTTGATCGCGCCCCGGTCGGTGTAGCCCGCCTCGGCAATCGCCACGATGGCCGCGCTGAACTCGTCCTTGGTCGGCTGCTCGGAAAAGACGTAACCCCACTGGAACGACCCGGGCGATGTTTCCATCTTCCAAGTCGGTTCAAGCGGCGGCAGCTTGGGCGCCTTCTCGGGATCGCCAACATCATCCAGCACCATCACCAGGACGTACTCGCAGTTGGCGGCGCTGGCGCTCGGGTGGCCGTCCTTGAACCGGTCAATGATGAAGCTGGCCGTGTTGCCGTATACCGCCCAATCAGGCTTAATCTTCACTGACGGCAACATTGCAGGCCACGTGGCTTTTATTGCACCGTCCGCATGAAATTGAAGCTCTCGATCTTTTAGCGTTGGTTTCTGCCGGACAACTAAAAATGTCTCGCCTTCAGGCGCCAAAGAGACAAGGAAATCAACAAAGTCTGTCATGTTCATACCGCCAAGTTATGCGTGTGGTATTTAGCCGCAGCAGCTTTATACGCCGTCGCAGCTTCCGTTTTTGTGGCGAAACGGCCAAGATTTTTAGCTTTTCCGTTTACGGAGATGGACGCGCGCCATTTTTGGTTTACGGCGTCAAAAGAGACGCCTCGCTCGCCGCTTTTGTTTCTTGCGTCAAGGGATAGATTTTGGCGATTCTGCGCATGTGTCGCCAATCTCAAATTTGCTATTCGGTTGTCTGTCCGAATGCGGTTTATGTGGTCTATGCAGTCGTCAGGCCATTGACCATGTACGTACAGCCACGCTAACCGATGGGCCGCGTAGCGTTTTTTGTCCAAAGTAATTTTCCAGTAGCCGTACCGACCGATATGCCCTGCAACACTGTCAAGCGTAACTCCGCGCTTTTTGGTGGTCCAAGTAAAAACGCCCGTTTCGGGACAGTA